AAATATTGGATCACGATGATGACATTGTTGACCTAATGCAACAATTCACAGCACAAGAAATTAATCCTAGCATTGTAGAAAACTTTGATGATGACGAGGAAGTAGAATACTACGATGAAATAAATCCCGTTGTTATTAAAGCCTGGAAATCAGTATACCCAGATGTTCCACTAAAAGTCATTGATGACGAAGATATGTATATGCAGTATACCACTGCTGATGAATACGAACATCACGGAGGAAACGGAAAAGATTTTTATCTTTCTCTCGGCGTACAATATATAGGTTATGAAGAGCCCCCAATGGGGTATGTAAATGTTGGTGATGCGTATGCTGGTAATTATAAAGGCGTAATTGCTAAAATTATTGCTTCTTTATTTGAATGGCTTGAGCAAAGACATCCTAATATGGGTGTCAAAGAATTAGGCATTCACATGAACCGGAACGCAGAAGCCTGGGACGCCATTGCTAAAAAAGTAGGCGCACAAATAGAACAAAGAGGATACTACGAAAACTTTGCTGACGGTAAGAAAAAAGGCAAGAGTATAGACGAAGGACCTGGAGATTTCGATGATATGAAATTAGATGCCAAAGGCAAACAGGATAGCCTAGACTATTTTTATTACACACACGCCCCTAGTATGGGCAAGCCTACAAAAGCCGGATCGTTCAAAGGACACAGTATTGTTACCTTTAAAACACCTCACGGAATGCTGATGTTTTTAGTTAATCAAAATGATCAACCAGTGTTTTATGTAGGATTAAACAAAATGCCTGACGGTGTTGCTGTGGGTAACGTGAGATCCAACAGCACAATTAAAGCCACAGAAGTTTATCGATACTTAGTGTCTAAGTATGGAAAACTTTATAGCGACAAAGGTCAAACAACTGATGGCAAAAAGATTTGGTCCAATTTAGCAAAATATAATCCCGAACTAAAAATTGCTGATGTTGGTGATAGATTAGTGGCTACTGAAAACTTTGCTGATGGTAAAGTAAAAGGCAAAAGCAGACCGGGTCGTGTAAAACGTGCAGGTGCTAGTTGCAAAGGCTCAGTGAGTAGTCTCCGTGCAAAAGCAAAAAAGTACAGTGGTGAACGTGGTAAAATGTACCACTGGTGTGCCAACATGAAAGGTGGAAAGAAAAAGAAAAACGAATCATTATTAGTATCAACATTTGATAATGAGTTTGTGAAAAAAGCAAAAGAATTATACAACGCAGGCCAACAAGGTCAATTAATTAGACACATATATAAATTTTCTAAAGAAAATGCAGAAAGAATACATGAAAAACCAGAACTGAAACAGATGCTACAAGATATTTTTTATGAAGTATCAGATAATTTTCAGGACGAAGATCAAATAGAAGAACTGCTATTCATAATAGATAATACATTGAGCAACCCAGTCAATGAATCCGCATTTGAAAATTTAAAATTACCAACCTGGATGTCACATACCAGTTTAGAAAAATTATTTGCACAAGAGTACGGTCCTAGATACGGTGACTATGTTGCACACATGGAACTGGACAGCGACGACGACTTGGCAATGAATGCCAGTGGCATGGGCGACATGGCGTTTGAATTAGTCAAAGCAAATGACATAAAAGTTATGCAAAAATTCTTATCACAAATGCCTGTGCAATTCACAGTAGATGACCTCAAATTAAACAAAGGTATTCAAGTTTGGCATCTAGTTCAACAAAACAAAACAGTACATTAAACATTCCATAAATATGTACTATGCAAATAGTACATCATCATAACTGGTACAGAGACTTTTTAGAAGACATGGCCCGCAGAGGCCCAACACATCTTAGAGACGCCAGTCAACATTGTCCAATAGACAATACTATCAATAGTTTTACACACTTCTACGGGGATAAAAGTTTTATCAAACCCAGAGATCAAATTGACGAATCTAAAGGATTCTTTTACCTAATCAGTATTGATTGTTGCGATGATGATAGTATAGCAGAATTAGTATATCATGGAAGAGAATTAATAAATCAAAAATTAGTTAGACCTTATATCACACAAGAAGCAATAGATGATTTAAATAACTTTCACAACTGCGGATTAATTATTGAAAACGCGGCAGAAGGTCATGCCAGTGATAAATTATTTGATGCTTTGCATGTGTTAGTTAGTCAAGTTGGTATACCATTTGAAAAAACTTATTACACCAACAGCACACAAAATCTAAGAGATATGTATGACAGATACTTGCTCAATAAACCTTATGCAACCATAGACAAAATCAAAATGTTTAACTGTGGTGGCTGGAACGAATTAGTATGTCAACAGATGCTTGACGATAATTATCAAATAGAAAAAAATGAAGACATGTGCGAGTTTAGACCAGAGCCACTAGTGGATACAAATGAAAATTGGAGTTTGTCTGTGGAATGCTCAAAACAACTAGAGCATATCAGAGAAGATGCTAATAAACCGCATTTATTTTTGTATAAACACATGAATGCAAAGCGAGGCTTTAGGACTTTGTTTTTAGCATTACTTCATAAAGAGCATCTACTAGATAATAATTTATACAGCACACCTGAAGAGTGGCGGGGTACGCAGAGTAGTGCTGTAAAATATATCAATTCTATAACATGGGACAGAAATTGGGCAGAAGGTTTTGAAGAATTATATCCCGTATTATTAAATATCAAAGGCAAAATACCTACATATATTGACAGAGAACATAATCACTTGGACTTTGACCCTAACACAAATTTCAGCAGTGACAATCACATGTACTACAATGCTAGGCGTAATTGTGATATTGAGATTGTAGGCGAAAGCGAATTTGAAGGTTCTATATTTTTAACAGAGAAGTTTCTCAAAGCAATAATATTTAAACAACCATTTATGATTTTAGGTTCGCCTAACAGTTGGACTAAGATTAAAGAAATGGGATATATTTCATATGAACCTTACATCAAAGAATCATATGATAAAAACGAAGATGAACTCCAACGCATGAATGAAATGATACAAGAAATAAAACGTTTAAGAGATTTAAAACGTGATAAACAAGCATGGAGAAACTGGTTAGAAGGTATCAATAGAATTGCTGTACAGAATTATAATATATATTTAAATAATTTAATACGTCGTGTGAGAATGACAACACTAGATGATTATGTAGCAGGTACTGGAGAATTAGTAATTCCATCACAAGAGATTGGCGATTAAAGATAAATACATATATGCGTATAAAAGAGGTTGACAAAAACATAGATTCGTTCTATAATAACATCAATGAAACAGTAGCAGGTGCTATTGGTGGTGTTGCGATGCCTCTATTTAAAGAACCAATCAAACGCAAGCCTAGTAAAAAGAAGAAGAAAAAGAAAAATGCGTAGCATAGACAGTAAATACGGATTAACATACATAATGGGCGATGAGATCTCATTTTGTGAAACATTAAAAGAGTTTGGAACATATTACAAAAGCAAAATGAATGAAAGACAGGTTCAAATTGCTGAAGATTTAAGAAAAAGAGAGATAATTAAACTAGTAAAACTCAAAGATGGACAAACCGGATATAAACTCTATGCATCAACTAAACGAATCTGATTTAAAAACTCAGTTGCAAGACATCCTAAGTGGTATCATTTCCACACTAGATATCTATGAAGTAATAGATAATGGTGATGCATATGATATTGTAAACTTAAAAAACAATGACATTGTTGTTGAAAATATACATCTCAGTGTTGTTGCAGATATTGTATCCGCGGCTATGAATACAGGCGAAGAATTAAACATTTCTACTGTTGATAAAATACTAGAAACCGAAAGATACGCAGTATCCAAAATGGTTGAAGTAAAAATTTACGAAGAATTATCCGATAATGCTTCAAGTGTAGACAAATTAGCAATATATGAGACAAAATTAACTGAAGCAGAGCACAAATCACAGAACGCAATCAATAATTTACTACATTATTGTCAACTGTTAATCTCCATATAATTATACTTCTTTGATAAATATAACTATTAGAAGGGACTACTATGGAAGTAAAACAATTAAATTCAGATAACTTAACTAGATTAGGTAAATTACAGAATTACCTAACAGAAAATTATGACATCAACGTCAAGAAAGTTTTACCTAAGCAGAAGTTAGAACAAGCATATCAAAATGTTGAAAAAAGACTTGTAAATTTAAGAAATAAAAGCAACAAGTTTCAACAAGATCCTAACTATGGTATGAACATCATGGTTAGAGATGCATTAGGCATTATGATAAACGAAGGACTATACTACGAAGGTGATACATATCGAAAACTAATGGACGAACTGCATGAATACGGTTGCTCATTAGCAGAAAGCGGTGATGATTACGATACTATTATGGACAGTTGCAGTAAGAAATATGAGGCCATGCCTGCTAGATATCCTAAAGATATGATACTAGCCGCTATTGCTGAAAAACTTATGCCCATGTTCGATGGCACTATGGCTGTAGAAGATGCAGTTGGCGAAGACATTGAAGACGAAATACTAGACGTTATTGACGAACCAGAAGTAAAAATTGATGTAGACAATTCAGAAGATACCCCTTCAAACTTTGAGTCTGCAACAGAAGAAATGTTAGCAGGATTAATAGGCGATCATTTAAGCAAAGGCGATTGGAGAGAATACACACTAGGCGAATTATTTGCAGAGTTAGAAAGTGTAGATATAGAAAAAGCAAACAAGGTGGAAAAAATGGCAAAAAAATATGGAATTACAGACTTGAAGGAAATGAAAGATTTTGAATCTTTCTTAGATACTTTAGTAAGCGAAATGGTTTCAGAAGAAACTATTACTGAAGAAATATCAGGTACTAGTGTTGAAGAAGCAGAAGTTGTTATGGCGGCAAGAGCATTAAGTAACGACATTCAAGATCACATTGAAAGAATTGGTAGAATGGCAAATGAGGATATACCGTCAATTGCTGACTCAATGGCACATGAATTTGGTGCTCAGAAAGCCGCAGATTTCAAAAATCAAATGGAAGATTTACTAGGTTCGTTATTAGATGCAAACAAAAGTTCTAAAGAAGGAGTTGATGCACTTATTGGTACAATGACTGGCGAAGAGTCAGCCGCACCAATGCCAGCAGAAGATCCACTAGGCGGTGACATGATGGAACCAGCAATGGATGAACCAGTAGATGATTTTGCTGGTGCAGACGCAGAAGCAGGTCCTGAAGAAGAACCACTAGGTAGAGCAGAAAAGATTTAATCATGAGGTTTACGGACTTTGCACTCACAGAATCTGACATGAACGACGTCACGTCAGATGTTGAAGAACTAGTTATAAACAAAATACAAAGTGGTGTGCAGTCTGCAAGTCTTGATTCATTTGTAGAAGAAGTAAACAAGTTAGGGATTCCGATCTCAAAAGCAATGCTAAGACTTATACTAGAATCTGATGAGTTCCAGTCATTAGTTACAAACGTATCTGATTCAGAAATTGAATTCAATGTTCCAGGTAATGTACCAGACGAGATGGTACCAGAACCAGAGGATATGGAAAACAACGTATCCAACTTAGCAACATCGGCCGCTAACAAAGGTATAGGAGACGAATTAAATGTCTGATAGTATTTTTATAAACGCAACCGAGGCTCGTAGAAGAAGTCGCGATAGTGTTGTTATACTAAACGAAGTTAGAGCACTTGAGGCTAACGTACTTGCAAATATCAGTGCAGGGTCACTTCAATTACTACAATCAACAGGAACTACAATGACTGGTAATACTTCTTATTACCAAGCCTACAACGGCATAACATCTAACACCACAATCACTGACCAAATTAATACGGTCAAAAAACATTTCACTGACAAAGGATATTCGGTAAATATTAGCACTAACGCATCAACCGGAAATACAATTCAGTGGACAATCAAGTGGTAACAGAAAGCCTTTTAGAAAACAAATACAACTACCCCAAACTAAAAAGAGTAACAGCAAAATCAGGACAACGCCAATACACAGGCGATGACAATAATCCTGTACCTAGTGTTACCACTATCCTTTCAGACACCGGAGATAAGACTGCTCTTATTGCCTGGCGTAAACGTGTAGGAGAAGCAGAAGCAACTCGTATCAGTACAGAAGCCGCAGGACTTGGTACTAAAGTACATAATGCTTTAGAAAAATATATTCTTGGTGAAGAGTGGAACACCTTTGGTAATAACCATGTCAGTATATTAGCAGAATCAATGACAACCGAGATGGTTAATAACGGACTAACAAAAATAGATGAATTGTGGGGCGTAGAAGTAGCCTTAATTGCAAAAGGATTGTATGCAGGAACTTCAGATGCAATTGGCATGTATGAGGGCGAAGAGGCAATTATAGATTTCAAAACTGCAAAAAAGATCAAAAAACGTGAGTGGATCGAAGACTACTTTTTGCAAGGGTGTGCATACGCATTAGCACACAATGAAATGTTTGAAACAAAGATAAAAAAAGTAGTCATACTTATGGTCGACAGAGAATCTAAGTTTAAAGAATTTATAATTGAAGGCGAAGAATTCGATAAGTACTGTGGTAAATGGGCCGAAAGATTGGCTGACTACTACGGAAAAGTCGATGCAAAAAAAGATTAATATAAGTTTAGTTCAGCCGGGGTTCGACGTAGGTCCGACTCATATGAACATTTACTACTTTCCTTACACAGTTGGTCTACTGTGGGCATACGCAAAGCAAAATAAATTAATTGAAAGTAATTTTACTGTAAATTCTATAATCTTTAGCAGAACACCTTACAAAGAAAATCTGAAGCAAATTAAAAAAAGTAAAATAGTGTTCTTTAGTGCCTATGTATGGAACTGGGAGATGTCTTTAAAACTAGCAGAAGATTTAAAAAAACATGATCCAGAAATTTTAACTGTATTTGGAGGGCCACAATTACCTCATACACAAGACGATTTATTTTTGAAGTTTCCTCAAATTGATACTGTAGTTGTAGGCGAAGGGGAACAAGTTTTTGAAGAAATTTTACTAGCATATTTAGAAAATAAAAAAATTGATAAAGTTATTAAAGCAGAAAGAATCAAAGATTTAAAATTACCTAGTCCTTATTTAGAAGGCATCTTTGATAAAATCATAGAGGAAAATCCAGATGTACAATGGAACCCAACATTAGAAATTGATAGAGGATGTCCTTATAAATGTACCTTCTGTGACTGGGGCGGACTAACAAACGCCAAAGTATATAAATTTGAATTAGATAGAGTGTTTGCTGAGATCGAATGGTTTAGCAAACATAATTGCGACTTTATTTCTTGTACAGCGGCAAATTTTGGTATATTCAAAGAAAGAGATATGCTTATAGCAAAAAAACTTGTAGACGAGCATTCTAAGAATAAAGTTATTAAAAAATTTCAGTGTAGTTACGCAAAAAACAGTAATGCTGAAGTAGTTGAGATTATCAAAGTATTAAATGAGGGAGGTGTAAATGCACAGTTCATAATAAGTTTACAATCATTTACTGACGAAGTATTAAAAAATATTGAACGTAAAAATATGGACATGGATAAAATTCCTACACTAACATCTTTTGCAAATCAAAATCATTTGCCTGTAGGAACTGAACTAATTTTAGGTCTGCCTGGCGAAACTTTTGAAACATGGAAATACACAATGGGCGAATTATATGAAAAAGGATTTCATAATTCTATAGATATTTTCTCGCTACTAATTATTGAAAATGCACCACTTAATTTTCAAAGACAAATGTTTGGATTTGAAACATTCTCTGCAAATGATATGGTAGTTGACTGTACAAATTTCGAAGATATTTCATTAGGTACGTCAGAAAAATTGCAAGTAATGAAATCAAATAACTCTATGAGTCAAGATGATTTAATAAAATCTTACTGCTACTCGAGCCAAGTAGTTGCTTTGCATACAATGGGAATAAGCGATATAATCTCCATTTACTTAAACAAATCAAAAGGAGTAACGTATCAAAATTTTTACGAAGGCGCAATAGAATACTTAGAAAAAGATTTTGAGTTATGGACATCTGAATTAAAATCTAGTATGTATAATTGGCATAACACAGGTATATACGACTCAAGTGTAGGCAACGTCAAAATATATAGTTGGGCAATTCCGTATATTATACCTATGCAAGTACACTATAATCAAAAAGTACCATACTTTATAGATCGAATAGCAAACTATGTAAGTACAAATTGGGATATAGATAGTGAAATCGTAGATGATTATAAAACAATTTCTCTCAATAGGGTAAAGTACTGGGGTAACTATATACACGAACAAAAAGTAATTAGTACAAAAACAAATCTATATGACTACACATTTAATAACCAAGATAAAATAATTTTTGAAGAACAAAAGTACACAGTAGATGACCAATATTATAGAGAGTACGGTAAAAATATTGTTGAACACACGGAATATATACTTTATGGAAGACAACGTAGATGGCATCTCCACAAAGTAAACAAAAAAGATAAATAGTTGTATGGCAGACAAAGAAATAATCATATCGCGAATGCAACAAAGACGAGGTAATCGTATAGATTTGCCTCAACCTTTACGACCAGGTGAAGTTGCATTAGCATCAGACAGCAAAGAAGTTTTTATAGGCTTAGATCCTGAGATAGGCGTAACGGCTCAAAATGCAAATGCTGTGTCTATTAATAATATCACAAACGGATTTACATACGCAAACTCTTACTTGAATAATAATTTTGTAAGACTGATAATGCCTAGTAAAAGATTTCCAGTAAGCACATTTGATGGCACATCAAATAATACAACATTTACTGTACAAGACAACAGCGGTCAAGCACATGGTCAACGTGTATTTAATGCCAGTATTACTACAGGTAATATTAAAAATGTATTTGACGGTAATGCATTTGAATCAACAGATTTTACAGGTGCTAAAAATGGAGTAGCATTAAGTACTAATGCAACAAGAACAGCGGCCAACTTGCTTAACAACGAATTTTTTGTATCTTCGCCAACTGCAAATAGCACAAACACAACTGTGACATTTGGTAGCAATCCAACAGGCACAGATGACATTACTTTAAATTATTACAGTAATGTAGATATTATTAGTGCATTTAATGATGCAGGAAATATTGGGTCAACTGCCACAGTAGGTTTTTACGATGATAAAAATGTTGCAAGTTACAGACACTTTAATAATGCATATATCAGATCAGATTATGAAGTAGGAACAGCATTTGTAGGTTTAGAAAACAAACATGTAGAAGTATTTGCTGAATCTGGTAATATAAGTGCATCTATATCGGGATTAACAGATATCAAGATTACCAATACAAGTACAGCCACAGAAACTACTGTGGATCTATCAAGTGCAACATCATTGCAAGAGGTAGTAAATGCAGTTAATAATGCAAATATATTTGCAACTGCAACATTTATATCAAGTTCTAATTGGTATATATCTGCCGACGAAGAATTTTCAATAGATTATACTGATACATCAGATGAAGGCGACCTATTAATATCAATAGATTCATACACTAGAGCGGCTAATTCTATTAAAGGCCAATTAGAAGACTGGTTACACGGCTCCTTAGGTGATCCAACATTTAATATGTTTGTTGCCGCAGAAGTAGGGAACAAATTTAATAGTGGTGCATCTAGAATAAGTAAATTTACACCATCAACCAGCAGTGAAACACTTACTATTACACTAACTGGTAATCAAGAAGCAGAAAACTTTTCAACAATAACAAATAAAATATTTGGTGCCAGTGCAAATGCAGATATTACTGGTTTAACAAATGTTAAAACAAATCAAAGATTATTAACACAAGACGACTATGCTGTATTGCTAACTGGTTCTGCAAATTCATTATTTGAAGCAATAACAAAATTATGTCCAGCAAGTGTAACAACTGGCATTGTGTCATTTGGCATAGCAGATGTAGATAGTGCTATAGTGGAGTATTCAGTTAAATCAACTGGTGGTGCATCAGGTGATGGATACAGTAGAACAGGAACGTTACATATAACAGGGGATTCTAATATAGGTGATGCATCTGTAAATGATACCGGTACAATATTATCAAACAACTATACAGGACTATTTGACTTTGAAGTTAGTTACAATAGTGGTACGTCAACTATAACTTTATCGGGTGCAAACTCTTTAACTGATGGTACTCCAAGAGATGCAACAGTAAAATACCTAGTCAGAAAATGGTTGGGATAATTGCTTGACCAAATAGCAAATCCTCAGCAACGATTATCTATATGGCGAGAATATAAAAATGGTCGCCCAGCACTAGAAAATGTGTTACAATACATCAATTGTATAAATCCAATAAGTAGAACATTTGATTATTACACTCCCGGTCATTGGCCCACACCTTGGGAAATATTAGATCAAGGTTTGTTTTGTGTAAGTGGTAAAGCAATTTTATTATACCATACACTAGCACAATTAGGATATATAGATACAAAAAATGTTAGATGGATTGTAGCAGAAAATAAAGAAATTTTTGAAGAAGGACTTGTGTTTTTTGACGGAGTATGTTATTATAACATTTTACCGAATACAAGTGTAAATATTCAAAATTTTGATAATTACATAACAGTTAGAGAAATTATTAGACAGGAAAAACTCACAAAGATTCATGAAAGTTACAAAGAGAGACGGCACTAGAGAAGACCTAAATATCGACAAATTACACAAGGTTGTGATGTATGCAGTAGAAGACCTTACTGGCGTTAGTGCATCACAAGTCGAAATCAATAGCCAAATACAATTCTACGATGGCATTAACTCAACTGATATACAAGAAACATTAATTAAAAGTACAGCAGATCTTATATCAGAAGAGACACCAAACTATCAATATGTAGCAGGTAGATTAATCAACTATCATTTGCGTAAGCAAGTGTATGGCACATTTGAGCCACCGTGTTTGTGCGACATAGTACAAAAAAACATTGATGATGGCTTCTATGATTCAGAGTTCACAGACCTCTACACCAAAGACGAAATAAACCAATTACAGACTTATATCAAGCATGAACGTGACGAAGATTTAACGTATGCGGCTATGGAACAATTCCGTGGTAAGTACCTAGTACAAAATAGAAGTACTGGACAAATTTACGAAACACCACAAGTAGCATATATGATGATTGCGGCTACATTGTTCAGTAAGTATCCTGCTAAGAAAAGAATGGCGTATGTGAAAGCATACTACGATGCTATCAGCACTTTTAGAATTTCCTTGCCTACGCCTGTTATGGCTGGTGTGCGTACACCACAAAGACAGTTTAGTAGTTGTGTGCTTATTGAGACTGATGACAGTTTGGATAGTATTAACGCAACGTCTAGTGCTGTAGTCAAGTATGTAAGTCAAAAGGCAGGTATTGGTATAGGTGCCGGCAGTATTAGAGCAATTGGCTCGCCTATTAGGAGTGGAGACGCAACTCACACTGGAGTTATTCCCTTCTATAAACTATTCCAGTCAGCAGTTAAAAGTTGCAGTCAAGGTGGAGTACGTGGTGGAGCGGCTACATTATATTATCCGTTATGGCATTTAGAAGTAGAAGACTTACTAGTGCTAAAGAACAACAAAGGCACAGAAGACAATCGTGTACGTCATATGGACTATGGTGTACAGTTTAATAAACTGATGTATGAAAGGCTCATCAGCGGTGGTAACATCACATTGTTCTCGCCTAAGGATGTACCTGGTTTATATGATGCCTTTTTTGCAGACCAAGACAAATTTAAAGAATTATATGAAGCGGCAGAACGTAAAACAAGTATTAGGAAAAAGACTATTCCTGCTATTGAATTGTTTAGTTCGTTTGTTCAAGAACGTAAAGATACAGGTAGAATTTACTTGATGAACGTTGATCATGCTAACACACATGGTGCATTTATTGAAAGTGTTGCACCTATTAAACAAAGTAATTTGTGTTGCGAAATTGATTTACCCACAAAGCCATTAACACATATTAATGATCCAGATGGAGAAATTAGTCTGTGTACTTTAAGTGCAATTAATTGGGGTGTAATTAAAGACTTTGAAGAAATGAATAAAGTGTGTAAGTTAGCAGTAAGAGGTTTAGATGAACTGCTAGACTATCAAAAGTACCCAGTACTAGCCGCAGAACTCAGCACAATGAAAAGACGTCCACTAGGCATAGGTATAATTAATTTAGCATATTGGATGGCAAAACATGGCATGACATATCAAGAGCCTAATTTAGAATTAATTGACGAGTGGGCAGAAGTATGGAGTTACAGTTTAATTAAAGCCAGTAACAAGTTAGCAATGGAAAAAGGTGCTTGTCCAGGAACCAACGAAACAAAATACGGTTTAGGTATAACACCCAACCAAACATACAAAAAAGATTTAGACGAACTTGTTAAGCACAAAGAAAGACAAAATTGGAAAGAACTTAGAAAGAATTTGAAAGAACATGGTATAAGAAACAGTACATTAATGGCATTAATGCCAGCAGAAACGTCTGCACAGATAAGTAACAGCACGAATGGAATCGAGCCACCACGTGGTTACATCAGCATTAAACAAAGTAAACACGGTGTACTAAAGCAAGTTGTACCAGGCTTTCCATATTATAAAAACAAATATGATCTACTGTGGGATCAAAAGTCACCACAAGGTTATTTAAAAATAATGGCTGTACTTCAAAAGTACATTGACCAGGGTATTTCGGTAAATACTTCTTATAATCCCGAACACTATGAAGATGAAAAAGTACCAATGAGTGTGCTAATTCAGGATCTCCTTATGTTTTATAAGTATGGCGGTAAGCAGTTATATTACAATAACACATACGATGGACAAGGTGAGATAGATATTAACAAAGATGACAAACTACCTGACTTAGAGGCAGGCGAACTAGATGACGAAGATTGCGAGAGTTGTAAAATTTAAATGAGTGTACTTAATACAAAATCAAAATATACAAATAAGAGTAATATGTTCTTGTCTGACGACATGGGTATACAACGATTTGATGTGCTCAAATACAGACAGTTCGATAAACTCACAGAAAAGCAGTTAGGGTTCTTTTGGCGCCCTGAAGAAGTCGATATTACTAAGGATAGTAAAGATTTCAAAGACCTAACAGACTTTGAGCAACACATTTTTACCAGTAATTTAAAAAGACAAATACTGTTAGATAGTGTACAAGGTCGCTCACCTAACTTAGCATTACTGCCAATAGTTAGTTTACCAGAATTAGAAACATGGATTGAAACTTGGGCATTTAGTGAAACAATTCACAGTAAAAGTTATACACATATTATTAGAAATGTTTATCCTGACCCAAGTAAAGTATTTGACGAAATGATGAGCATCAAAGAAATTATTGACTGTTCAGACAGCATCACAGAATACTATGATTCATTAATTGAGTATAACAGACTTAGAGATTCTGGTAGTGCCAAGTATAACGAATACGAACACAAGAAACGTATTTGGATGTGTTTAATGAGTGTAAACATTTTAGAAGGTGTACGTTTTTATGTATCCTTTGCATGTAGTTGGGCATTTGCAGAACTTAAAAAAATGGAAGGCAATGCAAAAATTATCAAACTGATTGCACGTGACGAAAATGTTCACTTAGCAAGTACACAACAAATGCTAAAACTTTTACCACGTGAAGATAAGGACTTTGAAAAAATACAAAAGGAAACTTATGCTGAATGTACACAATTATTTTTAGATGCAGTGGAGCAAGAAAAAGCATGGGCAGACTACCTATTTAAAGACGGAAGTATAATTGGACTAAATGCTGAGTTGCTTAAACAGTATGTAGAATACATTGCTGGTAAAAGAATGCACGCCGTAGGACAAGAAAAAATATTTAACACAGGCACAAATCCTCTTCCTTGGACCCAAGCATGGATCACAGGTGGAGAAGTACAAGTAGCACCACAAGAGACTGAAATCAGTAGTTATGTTATTGGTGGTACAAAACAAGACGTTGACAAAGAAACCTTCTCAGGCTTCTCGTTATAATATAAATATTCACACACAGAGGAAACACATGTTAGTAAATAAATCTCATACAAAAGGTGACGTTGTCACTATCAAATTAACCAGCGATACAGAAATTATTACACGTTTTATCAGTCAAGATGAAAACGGTATTACTATTGAAAAGCCTATGGCAGTACAAATTACTCAACAAGGATTAGGATTAATGCCATGGTTATTTAGTGCTGATGCATCTAAACAAATTACCATTGCAAATGAAAAAATCTTTTGTACTATGGATACACTAAAGGATCTTGCTGATCAATATCTTGAAGGTACTACTGGTATTAGTTTAGCAAAGGCTTAAATAAGAGACAAGTCTAATCCATTCTGTTCAATTATAGAAGTTTTTTCCTCGTCGCTTAACTCTGTTCTTCCAGGATTATCTGGAAATACACAACAAGGTTGCACATTGTAGAAACTGTTATTTTCTTCACACCATTCTCTACGATAGAATTTACCAGTGCCGTGTTTGTCCCACTCTATAAACAATTTGTTTTCTGGTTGCATAAGTACCGTTATCATATCTTTGCCTATTTGCATATGAGATTCTCGTTGTAAGCGGTCTAAATATCTTCCTTCAAATAAACCATAGGCAGGAAATGCCTCAGTGTATGTTGGATGGTCGATATGCCATTGTTCCATTTCTTGCACACTAGCACCAAGAGGCTCATACACACCAAACCTATCTGAATAAGTTTCACTGATCCATTGTTTTTCAATTTCCCAAGGGTCGTTTTTATCGTATTTGCCCATGTTAGCAACTTCATTGCCGTCAATAATTTTAAGAATATTATCGCCGCCATTGTATGATTTATAAATGATATTGTCTATTTCACAGTATATAAAACCTTCTGCTTGATTATGGGTCCATTCTAGTTTCATATTAGTATTTATTATGATAAATAATATTACTATGTCAAAAGCCGCACTTAATGGAATATCAGTTGCAGGAGGTCCTGCAGTTGCATCAGCAACAAAAACAACTATTGAATCTTTACAGCCTGTAAGAATAGGCGATTCAGTTACAGGGCACGGTGATTCACCGCATAGCAATCCCACAGTTGCAGAAGCCTCATCTAAAGTTAGAATTGAAGGTAAATTTGCTTCAAGAGTAGGAGATGCCGCTTCATGTGGCCATGCATTAGAAAGTGGTGCTAGTAGAACAAACATTGGATAAGTTATTTAATAATGTTTGCGAAATTGATAATCGCGACTACTACAAAGTTAATCTAAATAATATACCCCCTTTTTTATTAGAGTTTGATCAATTTGTTCCTATAGTCAACGAATTGTATACTACTTATAATGACGAAATTATTACATATAGTGGCTCTGATGCTATAATTACTATTGCTGATAAAGACACAGACTATAAAAACTTTGATGACTTATTTGAAAAAGCATACAGAGAAAAACTAGAAGCAAATACATACAATATATTTGTAAGTGGTGGTATTGACAGCACCACATTGTATAACTTGCTTAAAAGCAAGGACATTGCGTTTAAACCCTATTGTATTCGTTATATATCACATGGAATAGTATTCAATGATTATGAAATAAAAAATGTTGCAGATGACGTAAACATTATAGATTTTGATATTGTAGACTTTTTTGACAGTGGTAAATTTTTAGAAACAGCACAAAAATATCACTGCATTACTCCACAGTTTTTACCACTATTAAAAGTATTTGAAAGCATTGATGGCCCAATATTAGAAAATTCATGGCCACCAGATGCTCCCAATATTGGAAATAATATAGAACACATCTCTATAGACTGGATGCCATCACGATATCTTACATATAGATATGCATTAGACATGCGTAATGATAATAGTATTTTTAATTTTTTTAGAAGTCATCATTTTATAGACAAGATAATGGCAGAAAAAAATAGTAGGCAAGAATACAGCAAAACCATGAATAATATAAACTTAGATCAGCGATACAGCATAAAAGCACAGTTATACAAAGATGTGTTTAATGAAGTAGGTGCTGTGACAAATAAATTTACTGGCTTTGAGGCATTAAAAGTGTGGTATGCAGATAAATATATAGGTAACGATCCATACCTACAAGTGTTTGATCAACACTTTAGAGAAGTTTTGAAACAGCGAAATATAGAAAAATTTCAGGATCTTAAAATTATATGCATATTGAAGGAAAAATAAAATGACTGTTAAAACATATCTAGTATCATTCGAACACGAATACATAGACGGTAGTTCCGTTAATTTTGATAAATCAGCAACAGAAACAGCACTCACAAGTGCTGGAGCAACAATAGATGCAAGTTTTGATCATTCCAGAGTTGGCATGTATAAGTTTGATATCGACGATGCTAATACCGGTAATATAACATCTATTCCAGGATATGTATGTTCCGAAAATATCACGGACCAAGCAGATGCTACACTACTAATCAGCGAAGCAACAAGCGAATGGCACAAACAACGAATAGTAACAAGAAACTTGCCACTGAGAACAACATACGATCCAGTTTACACTGGTAACTCAGCAATAGTGTATTTAATGGACAGTGGTGTAGATACAGGACATCCAGAGTTTACTGGAAAAAGTTTTGAGCCTGTTTTTAGTGTTAAAGAATCACCAAGCGATTTTACTGATTTTATAGAAGGCGGTGGCCTATCAACAGATTTTGATACTGCAGACAAACACGGCCATGGAACAGCAATGGCAAGTTTGATCAATGGTGCTACATACGGTGTGGCCGGAGATGCCACAATAGGAATCGTTAAAATTTCCGACCCTTCAGTAGATGATGGTGCTATTAAATTAGAAAATGTATTAAATGCATTTGAGTCAGTTAGACGTCATGTTGGTATTAATAGAATAGATTTTAATACATCTCCAACAGTTTGTATGGCTTGGAGTTTTGCCAAATCACAATTATTAGACAGATATGTTTCTTACTTGTATAATAGAGAAGGAATACTAATGGTTGCCGCGGCAGGTAATAACGGTGCTGATGTTGACGGTTATTCACCAGCAGGTCTTAACGAAATTTTAACAGTAGGCGCAAGTGACAGTTCAGATAATGTACCAACATTTTCAAATGATGCAGGTGCAGTAGTAGAACAGGGTTCAGGACTACAAACAAACGGTGGTGAAGAAGTTGATGTTTTTGCACCAGGTGTAGCAGTTAATATGGCAAGTATTACTAACAGAGTTGAGGTAGGTAACTACACAGGCGTTACTGGGGATGATTTAAAAACAACAGCAAGTGGTACAAGTATCTCATGTGCAATAGTATCAGGTTTAGGAGCCTTAGTTGCAGAAAGATTTGGTACTAGTTTAGCAACTGCACAGTCTATGAAAGAGTTAATTATCGAACAATCATTAACAGGATTACTTTTCCAAGATCCTGCTTTATACAGTGGCACACCAAATAACATTGTGTTTGCAGAAAATGAATATTATGCAACTGTGTGGAATACAGCCGCTGGTAATTTGGGCGACTTTTTACTTACTGATGCAGGAAACGTTAATATCAGTTTAAATGTTGCTAATACTGTAACAGATATTGCAAGTTCGGACTTTGCCGCACTACCACCAGCATTAGAGTTAAGTGGTAATGCATCAGCAGGCTGGAACATTACAGCAAATACAAGTGTAACGGGAAGTATGAGCAATACTACAATTTACAACTTTATTTTAACAGCAACCAAAAATGATAATACAAAATACAACAGACACTTTTCAGTAAGTTTGTTTGGTTCAGAAGGCATTACTGAAGCAGAAAGAGAGTCTGGTACAGAGACTTACTTTATAAACGAAGATGGTACACTCAGTGAAGTTGTTTACGGTGCAGGTAGTTACGGCGGACAAAAAAGTGAAAAACCATAAAATCAATTTATAATAAAAAGTAGGCTGGGAACAGCCTATTTTTTTGACTGCTCAAAATAAATACTACTGTGGAAACAATTAATATCTCATTTGAAACTATTTGTCATATATGGCAAAAACATTTATGGCAAAATAGAGTAAGTCCAATAGAAACCCATAGTGCAATGACATGGCCCTATGATGGCAATCCACTAGAATTTGATATGGATATATTTGATTATACTCCTTCGTTTTTTGGCGTATTTCACAATGGTCGTGTTATTGGTGTTAATAGTGGTCATAGAACAAAAGATAATATCTATAGAAGTAGAGGAATTTGGGTTGATCCACAGTCAAGAAAAAAAGGTATTTCTCAATTATTGTTTAGTGCCACAGAAAAACAGGCTATAAACGAAGAGTGTAATATGATATGGAGCATACCACGTAAAAGTGCCTTACCGGCATATACTAAATTTGGTTTTAAAACTATGGGCAACTTCTTTGATGAAGGCATGGAGTTCGGACCTAATATTTATGTGTTCAAGGAATTAAATGAATCCAACTAAAGTACACGGACCTCGACCAGAGCATCTGCCTAAGGATATAACTATACAATGGAGTATGGGCAATAGTTGTAACTTTGAATGCGAATACTGTCCTACACAATTACATGATGGCAGTTTAGGTTGGCACGAAACAAACAAGTATGTAGACATCATAGAAAAAATATGTAAACATTATCAAGAACAAGATAAAGTAGTAAACTTTGAATTCATTGGAGGCGAGGTTACGGTTATACCAGGCTTTATTGAAATACTAGAAAAAGTAAAAGAGTATAACGGACATAATATTATTTTTACTAATGGTAGCAGAACAGTTAATTGGTGGAGCAAAGCAAAACATTTAATTGACGATTTAGTAATCAGTTACCACCCACAATCAATGGACGAAGATTCGCTTATAGAAATTGCAGAAGAAATCAAGGACTCTGTATATACAAGTTATCAACTAGCAGGTGTAAAAGATTACTTACTAAGGCTAGAACTGTTAGCAGAGAGGCTTAGAACAGTATATAAGCACAGTACAGTACAGGACTACTGGGGTGTTAATATTGCAATCAAAACCATGTATAAAAAACTATTAGGCCCTGGTGCTAAACAAGATACTTTTTATGACTACAATGGCAATGATTGGCGTATACTAAACTTGCCCACCTGGAAAGAAAATCCAGACACACCCCCACCTCCGCCACCAGACCCAAATGCACCTCCGCCACCAGAACCGCACCCAGGTAGATTTTTATTCACATACCAGACACCTGAAGAAACAAACTACTACAATGCAGATCAAATTATGGATCAAGGACTTAACAAGTTCCAAGGCATGATGTGCCATATTGGTGAAAGAGGATTCAATATTGACATGCGTGGCAACATTGTAAGCAGTTGGTGTGGTGCTAAAACATATGGCAATGTATTTGATTCTGAATTTGAATTACCAACACCTGAGGGTGTAGTTTGTCCACATGAACATTGTAATAATCCCAAAGATATCCAGATACTCAAAACTGCCTAAAACCCCTATTAAATTTATATCATAATATAAATAGACTGTATAAAAGGATATAACTTACTTTTATATTATTTTTGCCCACATTCAAGATAAAATTTAATAACATGCTAGGTTGTGTGTTGTGTTATCCTATTTTTGGGCATATACAACAGACAACAAATGGAAAAACTTAGAGACAAAGCAGAGTTATTTACACTAATATCAATATTTTTAATCAGTGTTATTTTACTTACACCTGTAACATGAAATATGCTTTATGTTACATGATGCTACTATTTGCCGCACAAACTGACAATATTGCAGGCATTCTGCGTGGCTTACGAGATGTCAATAATTCACATTATTATCTGGAACCTAAAAATGATCATTAAACGTCTTTTAAAAACAATTTACAAATACTGGATAGCACCATGGACACCAATACCTTACAAATAAAAAACGCAACACCTGAAGAAGTTCACAAGTGGCAAAATGGAGAAGATTTCTTTATGACAGGAAACTTTGATGTAATGAAAATGTTTGTTGTGATACCAGCAGTAATTCAGGTAGTGGTATTTGGATTAATGTTAGCAGTCATGTACTTAAACACACTTTTCTTTTGATAAAAAACGCAATCAAGGCCGTTATAGGTGTAGGAAGAAAATCCGATAGCAAATTCGAGATTAAACCTTTGGCAATTATTTGGTTTGCATTACTAGTAGCATTTTTCTTTCTCGGCACAGTAAGTTTATTATTGCTCTTGACAAGCATAATTATTTCTGTATAATAAATACCGTTATGAAAAAGAAAAAGTCAATTCCGAAAACTAGATCGCATCGTGAACTGTTCACACACGACACTCCCTACGGGCATAAAGTTCAGCAAGACAAAACAAAAATCATACCTAGAAAGCAAAAGCATAACGACGATTTATCCAGCAAATAAGGTAAATACAAGTAACAATTATTAAAGATTATAAAAAATATGTCAAGCAAAACACCGTATGAAATCCGTTTAGAACTCATCCAAGAGGCTAGACTAATTCTGCAGGCAAGAGCAAATAAACCAGAGTATATGCCTACCGCAGAAGAGATAATTGAAGAAGCAGAAAAACTAAACAAGTTTGTATCCAAAAGACCTGAATAAGTCTAACCTCCCCAAGTAAATACTACTATGAAGAAAGCCACCGTAACTCAGTGGTAGAGTAACTGATTTGTAATCAGTAGGTCGTCAGTTCAAGTCTGACCGGTGGCTCCATTTTAATAAATAAATGCAACACACATATAACAGGAACACAAATGGCACGGAATAAAAAGTCCAGAAATAAAAAATACGATCCAGCAAAAGCACAGAATACTATCAAAAATACTGATGGTGTTCAGTCAGCACTTTCAGAAAACCTTACACCGCAACAAATGGCAGAGCAAGAAACACTATTCAATCTGTTAGAAAGAAAGATAGAAATTCCTGTACAAAACTTTGAAGACAAACACCTGTTTATTGCAACACCGTGTTATGGTGGGCAAGTAACAGAACCATATTTAAGAAGTATGGTTAGACTTATACTATTAATGAACAGGTTTGGTGTAAAATTTACTCTTAGTACATTGGCAAATGAAAGTTTGATCACAAGAGGCAGAAACACACTTGTAAGTTTCTTTATGGAAAACAAAGAAGCAACACACTTGATGTTTATTGATGCTGATATTGAATTCAATCCAGAAGATGTTCTTAGAATGTTAGCATACGATAAACCTATTATTGTTGGTGCATATCCTAAAAAAGCACTTAATTGGGATAGTATTTTACAAGCCGCTAGGAATCCTGAATTAAATGAAACAGCAGATTCTATTGAAGGCCATAGTTCTAATTATGTAACTAATTTTGAATTTGCAAAAGACGAAAACGGCCAGCCAATATCACAAGTACAAATCAAAGATAATTTAATTAAATTACTTGATGGCGGAACAGGATTTATGACCATCAAAAAAGAAGTCATACAGAAAATGTTTGATAAATTACCAGAAACAAAATACAACAATGATTTAAACATTGATAATAAGTTTGAACCATTTATGTATGCATTATTTGATTGTATAATTGATCCAGAAAGTAGACGATACTTATCAGAAGACTATACTTTCTGCAGACGTTGGCAAGATATGGGTGGCGATATTTGGTTAGACCCTAGAGTAAGTCTTAATCATGTTGGGCATTACACATTCAACGGTAATGTGAGAAAAATGCTCACTGGAGAAACTAAAGTAACTACTAACTATGTTTCTCCAGATGAACGACCATATGTTATTGGTGCTTCAAATAAAGTACAACCAGAGCCACAAGAACAACCACAGAAATCTATACAAATAAGTAAAAAGAAATGAAGAAGATAAGTGTATTATTAGCCACAAGGCAACGACCAAACATGCTAGACAAAAGTTTAGATAGTTTATTAACTAACATAAGTGATACTAGTAATATCGAAATTATGTTAGGCATTGATAACGATGATCAAGAAACATTAGATTTTGTACAGTCAGAAGACTTTCAAAACAAAATGCAAGAAGAATATAATGTAGATGTACAAGCAGTTTTATTTGATAGATTAGGCTACAAAAATTTACATCAATACATGAATCAACTTTGGGGACAGGCAAGTGGCGAATGGCTAATGCTGTGGAACGACGATGCTATTATGGAAACTAAAGATTGGGATTTAGAAATTGGAAAATTTGATAATGAATTTGCATTATTAAAATTTAATCAAACAAATCACAAACATCCATACGCATTATTTCCAGTGATACCTACAGATTGGTGCAGGCTTATTGGTACGTTTAGTATGAATGCACAAAATGATGCATGGCTAAACTTAATTGCTAAACCACTGGGAATAATCAAAGATATTCCAGTAGATGTATTTCATGACAGATTTGATCTCACAGGTAATAACGATGACGATATTTTTAGAAGCAGAGAATATGCAGAGGGCAATCCTCAAGACCCAAATGATCTAATGAGCGAAAATAATATCAGAATGCGAGATGCAGTTATACACAAAATTGCATGGTACTGTAATAGGATTGGGCAAACAGAAACAAGCGATTACTTTGATAAAGTAAAAGCAGGTAAAATTAATCCTTTTGATGATTGGAAAAAAATTAGGGAAGAATCAGTAGGTTTAGGCTCAGGTTTATAAATAGTAGCATGGCAAAGAAAGACAAAAGAAGAACTATTGTATACTTAATTCCAGAAGGGGAAACTAGGGATCATCACACATATCATTACACCGCAGTAAAAACAAAAGCACTTGTGATAGAAAACAGAAAATTAAAACTTAAAAAGTTTAATCCTGTTAAACAAAAACACGAGTATTTTGTAGAAGCAAAACTACCCCCACATAGTAAATAAATAGTTGACATATACTATAAATAGTAGTATAATAGGTTATTATGGAAGAAAAAAGATATAGAATATTTGTGTACGGTACACTAAAATCAGGCAACAAAACTCGTGGTTTAGATAGTATGGGTTTTGAAGATGTTCAGATGGAAAAAATTGGACAAGCAGTAACCACTGATAGTAAATTTAATATGGCTGATTTAGGATCTTTTCCTGGTGTAATTATTAATGGCACACATGATATAGTTGGCGAAGTTTGGGAAGGTGGTGAAGACTTTTTACAACTATGCGACAGCATCGAGGGCCATCAAGGCGATAAACTTAAAAACTTTTATCACAGAGATTTAGTCAATACCACAGAAGGTAAAGCATTCATATATCATTTAGATCCATGGTATTGGAGTGATTATGGCGACGATTATGAAAATGTTCCTAGCATCACATTATCCAATAATAAATTAACCTGGAACGGATAATGGAATACGCATCACAATGGAACACTACTCTAGTAGAACCTAAACATCCAGTACTACACAATCCTGCAGGTATTGACCCACTTGATACTGATATAGTATGGCAAACAGTTGAACAAGAAATGTTTAAACTGATGCACGAAAGAGTAGGCATTGGTTTAGCCGCACCACAACTGGGCAATCCAGTAAAAATGTTTGTAATGAGACATAGCACTGAAGGAGATATTGCAGTATATAATCCTAAAATAATAAACGTATCAGAGGAAACAGTCAGCATGGAAGAAGGCTGTTTAACATTTCCAGGATTATTTTTCCATGTGACAAGACCAGAAGGCGTACAAGTAACTTTTCAAAATAGAAAAGGCGAAGAACAAAGCATGGAACTAACAGGTATGGATTCTAGATGCTTTCAACATGAAACTGATCATATACATGGAATTTTAAACTTAACATATATTAGTGATTTTAAATTACAAAGAGCAATACAAAAACGTGATAAACTTGTAAGAAAATATTCTAATATGAAGAAAAAAGTTAAACGTTTATAATTCTATGAAAGTAGTTATTGTCTCTTCTCTTGCAATTCGAGGAACTAGATTAGGCGGCTTAGACAATAATGCTAGACTAAGCGGACCATTATCAATATGCGAAATGGTTAGAGAATTAGGCGGTGAAGCAACAACTGTAGATTATTTTGATAAATGGGATTTAAATATTCTAGCAGAAAGTCTGTGTAAATGGTTTGGCAACGAGAAAAATATTATAATAGGCACCAGCGGTAGTGTTAATGACGGCAATACAATATTATTTGCTAGACTGTGTAGAATTATTAAAGAAACACACCCTCAATTAAAAGTAATGCTCGGTGGCTATCGAGTAATCACCGGTAATGCTGATTGGGTTGATATTAGTTTTATTGGTAGATGCAGAAACTTAGTTAAAGAATGGTTAATGGGCAACGATATAAGCGAATATCAAATATCAGATAATCCTCCATCATTTAGAAATCCGCATAATATAATTAAAGAAGAGCCAGTAAGTCCTATAATGCATTATAGCGACTTTGCTTCAAGTGAAGAATTAATAACAATAGAACTAAGTTTAGGATGTAAATTTAATTGTGCATTTTGTGGATTTGATTACAGAAACAATAAAAAAGCGGTAGTCAATACTGTTGAGAAAGTAGTAAACAGTTGCCAAACAGCATATGATCTATTTGGAATGACCAATTTTTTTATTGCCGATGATACAATTAACGAAGTAAATTCTAAACTAGAAGTTCTCGCCGAAGTAAGTAAACAATTAAGTTTTACACCTGAGTTTATGGCATTTGCTAGAATGGACATTATGGGTGCTAAACCCGAGCAAATACAACTAATGCAAGAAGCAAATTTAAAAACAATATTTTTTGGTATTGAAAGTTTAAATCCTGCTGTGACAAAAGATATACGCAAAGGCGGTAAGCCTGAAAGAAACTATGACATAATGAGGATGATCAAAAGAGATTTTCCAGAAGCATTTACTTACGGAAATTTTATAATAGGTTTAGAAGGAGACAATGAAAAAGACATGTGGAAACACATGAACAATCTTGTTGACGAACAGTTATTAACCTCTGCAGGATGCAATGCTTTACGCATTTATAATGATTTAGATAATTGGGAAAACATGAGTGACATTGATCGCGACCCTGCTAAATTTGGTTATACTATTTCAAATAAAAAAGAATTTGCAGGACAGTACGGCTATGATGCAAGTCATTGGACAAATAGTTGGACTAATTATGAATATGCAAAGAAATTAAGTTATGATGTAGACATGTATCTTTCGTCTAACTTACCTAGCAGTTATACCGCACATGAACACTTTAGTATTAAAACACTAATGCCTGGAATGTTGCACGAAGAATATTCTGCTATATTACCGATAATTAATAACAAAGCAACTATGTTGCAATCAAAATATATTAAGAAAAAAATAGCATGGCTGAACGAATGAATTATCCATTCTGGGTTTTTGATTGGAATCGTGTTAAGGATTATCAAGAACAATATCCATTGTCAAAAGAGATATTTAAATATCCACTAAGTTTATGGTATGGTAATCGTAGTGCAAAACCTATAAAAGGTTTAGATAAAAGTTTACGCAGACTATTTAATCGCAGTGGCGACAAGATGCCTGTGCTAGTTGTATATAATATGCCTAATAGGGATATCGGTCAATACAGTAAAGGTGGTGCTCAAACACAGGACGAGTACTTAGAATTTATACAAGATTTTGCTAATGGTATCGGCAATAATAAACCTATAGTAATATTTGAACCAGATGCTATTCCACATATTACGCACTTACCAAAGCGAGAAGCAAATAATAGAATAGAACTTATTAAAAAGGCATTAGAAATACTTACTCAAACAGGTGCATACATTTACATAGATGTAGGTCATAGTAATTGGTTAACACCAGAAGAAGTTAATCATTTTCTAGACAAAGTATCCAATAAAAAAGTAAGAGGTTTTAGTGTTAATGTAAGTAATTATAGAACAACATCAGAGTCGGCAAAATGGGCAAACAAAATATGCGAACTAAGGCCAAAGGACTATTATGTTATAGACACTAGTCGTAATGGCAATGGGCCGCATGGAAACGAATGGTGTAATCCCCCAGGTAGAGCATTAGGCGAACCACCCACATGTGACACAGGATTAGAAAAATGCGATGCTTATCTTTGGATTAAAATACCAGGCGAAAGTGACGGTAAAGCAAACGGTGGTCCAAGAGCAGGAAGAATGTGGGGCGAAATGGCAGAAGAATTAGTTAGGAATACAAAATGGATCAAAACTTCTTTATAATAGATAACTTTTATAATAACCCAGATGATGTGCGAGAATATGCTCTTGGAAGAGAATTTATCACAGAAGGCAATTATCCTGGATATAGAACAACCCCGGAACACAAAGAGCAACACGAGTATTTAAAAACATTTTTTGAAGATAGTGTAATTAAAAAGCCTATATCATACTGGCCAGAAGAGTACAATACTGCATATCAGATTACTACAGACGAATCCAAAACATGGATACATCATGATGAAACCACATGGGCGGCAGTATTATACTTAACACCGAATGCACCTGCAGAATCAGGTACTGGTATCTATAGACACAAACCAACAGGCATATATCAATGGGACGGTGTTAAAGATTCTACATCTGATTTTAATAATTCTGATTTTCTAGGCGAGGAACACATGGGCCAATGGGAACAGATAGCATTTGTAGGAAATGTATATAATCGATTAGTATGCTACAAAGGATCACTTTACCATAGAAGTGTATTACCTGGATTTGGAACAGATAAATATTCAGGTAGATTGTTTCAAACATTCTTTTTTGATACACAGGAATAGTATGGATAGTTATTGGCAATGGAATAAAGAAAACTTTGATTGGCATTACGATCCTGCGTCTAAGCACTCTGATGTACAGTATGTAGGAAAGTACATATCTAATCCTAAAACGTTGCTTACAGACGTTGTAAGTGCTTCTAGTGACGCCTTAAGTGACGAAGATGCATACGATGAAGTAAGTATTAAAGGCACACCTTATAATGAAGAAGCACGAGAAATCATGGAGGGATATCACAATGACCTCACTCGTGCAGGATTTACTCCACACAATACTGGCGGAAGACAAACATGGAATGTATGCGATACATTTCGTAGAATGGGCGAGTTAAGTGGATTAAAAAATCCACAAATAATGTTTTTAGAACAACCACCAGGAAAAGCAATTCCATGGCACAGAGATAGTTATAATAATTACAGACGTAACTTTGCTAAAGTCAGTGACGACACTGAAGTAATACGTTATCTAGTCCAACTCAATGATTGGAAATGGGGACACTATGTCACAGTAGGCAATGATGTTTTACATCAATATCAGATAGGTGACATACATTGCTGGAAAGAAGGCATATATCATGCAACCGGTAATATAGGTTATTGGCCTCGATGGAGTTTAACTATTACAGGCCAAGTGACACCTGATTCATTGCATTTGCACGAACCAAAAGAAATACTGATATGACGTTTGTAGTTGGAAGTCCTTGTGTAGGCTGTAAAGATACTGCCTGTGTAAAAGTATGTCCAGTGGATTGCTTTTATGAAGGACCTGACATGCTTTACATTGATCCAGATGAGTGCATTGACTGTGCTTTGTGCGAACCCGAATGCCCAGTAGAAGCCATTTGGAGTGATGATGAACTACCAGACGAACAAATACCATTCATTAAAATAAATGAAAAAGGTGCTGAAAAATATCGAGATGCAAATATTGTAGATCAGCAAGAGCCGATGGCACACAAATCCCCTTATACCACTGCTGAAGCAATCAAGGTAGTGCAAATAGATTAGAAAAAAGAGATAAATACTACTATGGACCGATCAAATATCATAGTAGTATACCCAGGTAGATTTCAACCTTTTCACAAAGGACATAAATCTGTTTATGAGCATATTAAAAAAGACTGGCCACATGTGTATATTGCTACCACAGACAAAGTGCAACCAGGCAAATCACCATTTAATTTTCAAGACAAATTAAATTTTATGGAACTGTTAGGCATTGATAGAAACAATGTTTTACAGGTAAGGAATACATATAACGGACAAGAATATATAGACCAGTTTGGCAAGAAATTTACTGCTAGTGACACAGGATTGATTATGGTTGTTAGCGAAAAAGATATGGTCGATGACCCAAGATTTAACTTTCCTAGTATGGGTTTATCACTTAAAAAAGACGGCAATCCTGCATATTTACAAAAATTCACACACGAAGATGATATGAAAAGCATGGCTGAGCATGGTTATATTATGACTGCTCCTATCTTTCCATTTAAAATAGCAGGACACGATTTAGATAGTGCTAGTCAAATCAGAGAACTAATGAAAGGTGATGAAGAACTAGCAAAACAGGTTTTTGTGGACTTATATGATAAATACAACGAAGACTTATTTAAACTTATACGAGAGAAACTTATGATAACTGAACAAGAAATATTAGATTTAAACTATATGCGTAAAATGGCAGGTTTAAACGAAATAGACGTCGAGGACGACGACTATGCAGATGCACCAGGATACAAGGAAATGCCTATGTTTGACCAATTAGGAAAAATCATAGACAGTGACGAGATGTCCAAAGATGGCGATGATATCAAAAATCCCAAAGCAACTGTGAAAACAGATGACGGTTCAGAAATGGAAGTAAGTGTAGGCGAAGCAAAAGCAGTTAGAAAAATGTTAAACATGCTGGGATCTAATAGAGGAGCAGATGCAAAATCACCTAGAGAAAAGTTTCAAGATGCAATTCAAAAAGAAGAAGGTCTAAGAAACATGATCGAATTTGCTAATTCAAAAGGTTTAGTAGAAGAAGCAGACGTAGAAGAAGGCAATGCATTTGCTAAAAAAGTTAGAGATTTAAAAGCACAAGGTAAAAAGAAAGGCGATAAGTTTGAAGTAGACGGTGAGGAATACGCATTAGAAGATTTAGACTTAAATGATATTAGATACGACTATGGTGTAAAACCAGTATCAGAAGGCGGTAATGCATTTGATATAGCAATGACAGATGCAGAAGATGTTATTATGACATGCCAAGATCAAGATGAATGTTTAAAAGAGTTAGAAGCATTAATCAAAGATGGCGCAGAGGATTGGGACGACAAATATGCAAACGAAGTAATCCAAGACTACATCACATTAGTAGTTGACAAAGGCATAGAAGGTGCCAAAGAATATGTAGAGCAACAAAATAGAGAACCAGAAGGTGCACCATTAGAAAGCAAAGGTGCAAAACCAGACTACATTGACATAGACGGCGATGGCAACAAAGAAGAGCCAATGAAAAAAGCAGTCAAAGATAAAAACAAGAAAGACGAAAGTTTTGATGCTAGTGCTGAACAAAGTCGTGAAGAAGAAGCATACGAAGATCTAATGAATGCCCTACAAAGTGGTGGCGAAGAAGCATACGCAGAAGCATGTGGTTTATCAATGGAAGAACTTGATCAGGAAATGGGCGAGATTTCCAGAGACTTAAACTTACACATGGATGATGACAGAGATGAAATCATTCAAAGACATGCTGAAGATACTGTAGATAGTGCAGATTGGAAAGACCACGGTGAATACGAAAGCATAGAAGAAGGTGCAGGTGAATATAGTTATACATTAGAATATAACGGTGAAGAAAATGGTTATTCAAAACATAAACTCACTATTACATCTCCAGAAGGAGAAACTAAAGAAGTTGCAGACGACTTTACATATTTTGATGTTGAAGGCGACGAACTACAAGCAGAATTAGAATCTTGGTTCCACAAGGGAATGGGTGTAGCAGATGCATCAGTAGATGAAGACTTACAAAAAATGCGTAAATTAGCAGGATTAGGTGAAATGTTAGGTAAGGATGGTAAAAAGCCAGGAGTACCTTATAGCAAATCTACTCAAAAAGATTTAGATGACAGAATAGCAGTTGCAACTCCTCCTAAAGACGATACTGGCGAAGCAGATGCAGAAGAAGGTGAAACAGCACGTTTCTTAAGACATATGAAACAAATAAAGAAAGTAAAGTAATATGAGTAAAGTCAGCAAAGAAGATTTAAAACAATTACAAAAATTAGCAGGCATCTATTCAGATGTGTTGAACGAAAAAGATGCTGGTAGTAGTGATAGTGTTAAAGTAGCAATAGGTCATGTTGATAACGAAAGAGACATGATTAGAAGACAACTTTATCAAATGGGAAAATATAGTGTAGAGATCGCAAAGACTCTAAAAGAATTGCCAGATTCAGATTTCCCAAATTGGTGGCAAGCAAAAATTACTAAAGCAGGAGCATATCTAAGTGATTGTGCCCATTATTTAGAAAACACAATGCAAGTACCACCAGGAGATGATATGACCAAAGACGGTAGTCAAGGCGAAGTCGAAGTATCAGACCCAGACTATTACGACGACAGAGATCAAGACCCAAGCGGCGTAAGTTAAAACCACCATAAATATCCATAGTATTAAGGATAAATATTACTATGGCGGCTACAAAACAAGACCAATACTTAGACAATATAACTAGAAATGGTGCTATAAAATTTGTTGGTTCTGACAGTCGACATGATTTTGATTTAATGGGCAAAGATCACTTTAATTATCTATATCATCATGGACTAAAACCTAATCATACATTTTTTGATGTTGGTTGCGGAGCATTAAGAACAGGACAACATATTATACCCTATCTAAATTCAGGTAATTACTTTGGTTTAGATCGTATGCCCGAACTTATTGAATACGGATTAAACGAAGTATTAACACCTGAAATTGTGTTTGAAAAAACTCCTAAATTTTCAGTGAACAATACTTTTAATTGCACATTTGTAGATAAGCCAGTTGATTTTGTATGGTGTCAAAGTTTAATGTCACATCTTAGTGTATTCGACATAAAACATTGTTTAAATAATGTAAAAGAAACACTATCGCCTATTGGAAATATTTATTTTACATACTTCCAATTGGAAGGTTTTGATGAAAGTGAAGCAGACATTCAAAAGACCCACTCCAAAAAAGATTTATTCTACAGCGAACAACACATGAATAAAATAGTTGCAAGTTGTGGATTAACAACATTATATAACGGTCCGATTGGCCATCCAAGAGGCCAATGGATGTACATTTGTAAGGTATAAATAAAAGCATGAAAGTTGAAATATATAGCAAACCACAATGTCCATATTGCGTTCAAGCAAAGGCATTAGCAGAAAGAGAAGGTCACGAACTCACATACAAAATGTTAGACGAAGACTTTAGTAGAGAACAATTAATGGAAACCTTTCCTGGAGCAAGAACATTTCCACAAATTATTGTTGATGGTAAAAAGATTGGTGGGTTCACAGAGTATAAGGCACTAGTAGATGCAAGTTAGCACTGAGTTGCTACAATATGTATTCTGTCTTCATTACTAAAATTAACTGCTGAATGCAAGTAATTAGTACGCATCAAGTACGCATTTCCTGTTTCTAAATTATAGTGTTTAATTGATATATCTGTGCCGGTATCACTTGCTACAGGCTTGTCCGTATAGAACATTAAAAAGTTTTGATCGTTCGTTATAACCGGTATATGTAGGCGCATTACATGGTCTATGCCGTCATGATGAATACTATAACAAGTACGTCTTGCTTTGTTCATTATACGCCATCTACAGTAATTAGGTGCTAAACTGTCTATTAATTCGCCTATATAACGGTCTTTTATGCTGTTATTAACTACAGTAAAGTCGCTTTCTTTATGCTGTAAATCTGCTATTTTACCAATGCTACAATCCCAATCATCGTTACCTGTGATACTAGTTAAACTGATTTGTTGGTTAGGCCACAGTGGAGTTAAGCCAAGTATATACTCAACATCTTCTAAAAGTTGTTTTTGATCTATTTGTAATGATAGTTTGTTTATATATTCCATGGTACTAACTTAAATCTCTCTTTTGGTAAGCCTAAGTATTTAGTAGTCCATTCGCTTTGCCCAATAAAATCTAAGTGTGCCCATTCAGATTTTTTAGCAATCTTTTGTTTAGCAAAATTGTTCCAATCCACAGTTTCCAATAAGTTTTCTATAAAGACTTTTCTTTTTTCAACTTCTTCTAAATTATGACTATCCCATTCATAATGAAACAATTCCATAGTATTATATCTACTATCATCAACATAATCTAAACTGATATCAATCCCCCACTTAGGTTTAAGTTGAGTCATTTTGTGTATAAGATGATTACCTTCTGCCCAATGCCCTAACTGTTCTAGAGCATATCCGTGATAACCTTTACGCTCAAATAAATATGAATGGTTGATGTGAGGACCACTAGTTGTGTGTGACTCGAACCAAGGTTTTGCTATTGCTCTTCTGTAACGTACAAAGTCTGCTTCACCCATGTTCTTTTTAGCATATTCTTGCTCAAGTGGACATAAGTCATATCCGCTTTGATCAAATAAGTGTAACATGTCTGCATTAGGACAATGCATTTGTTCTATGGCTGTACCCCAAGTACCTTGTGAATTGAATGTGTGTGATGTTCTTTTAAACATCTACCAGGCGCGGCAACTCCAGTAACGTGCTTTTGTTTTTGGTCCTGGATTATCACAGTTGTGTCTTGCTCTGAAACTTTTACGTCTTGCTGGGTTAGACTTTTTGATTTTCATTGTTTTTTGCCCGGCTTTTTTAGCACTACTGCCACCGTGTCCAAAGTTTACTTTTTTAACATTTCCTGTTTTAGGATCTTTTACATATACCTTGAATTTTTTTACATCGCCTCTGGTTGGCTTGTTTAGTTTAACCTTACGTCCTTGATATTCTGCTTCGCCTAAGCCTGCTAATTTTCGTAATTCTGCTAATTGCTCAGCACCTTCAACAACAATTTCTTCTGCTAAATTATCCCAACCAACTAAAATATTTTCACCAACAACATGTAATACTGGTACAACAATACCTTCGCCTTCTGCTGTTTCGATCATTAGTTCGTCGCCTACTTGAATACTTTCTTGTTTTTTGTCTTTTTTCTTTTCTGGCTTATCATGTTTATCAATTCTATCAGTTGCAAAAGTATCTTCTATTCTGCCTTCGTTCTTTTTACAAGAGCCTTTTTCGCCTGCTTTTTTGCCTGCTACTTTGCTGTAACCTGTCCAGCACTTTTTATATATTTTGCTGTTACCGTGTTGTTCGCCTTCAGCCATACTAAGTTCGTGTTTGGCATCTGCTACATAATTACTATAACGTAAACTTGCTCTATTTTTATTTGTTTCACCATGTGACTGTTCCCATTCCCAATATGTAGGCCAATCTAATGGCTCATTATTCATTGTCACTGGCAACATGTAGTCACTATTAGTTTCAATTTCTTTCCATTTATTTTCGTTCATATTCTCTCCCATACCGGTAAGTCCTGCTTTTTTCATGCCTTTAGAAACTAACTCGGCTCTTTGTCTTCTGCCCATGTGCGGATAATCTATGGCCATTTGTTGCATAGCCATTCTTGGATCATCCATATTCATAACCATATTACGGATTTGATTAATTACTTCTTCATCACCTGGATAGTTATCTTTTGCTTGTTTCTTATCTGCATTACGTTTATCACTTTTGATAATTTCTACCCAACTGCATTCCTCATTGCTATAAGTCATTTCGCCTTCGTCACAACCGTAATTGCCCCAACCGTCGCAACTGTCTTCCTCTTCCTCGTAGTCTGCATCAGCATAACCACTTCCAGCACAATTAGGACATATACCGTCTTTTACATATTGTGCTTCAGTGCGATCACATTGTTCTAATGCATCTTGCAATTCTTGATATGCTTGTTTTCTATCTTCTTCGTTATAATAACGATCAGGTTCACCAATCATGCCATCATTTAAATCTACATCTTCATTATTGACTACTTTTAATTGTGGCTTTCTATAATTTTTTAAAAATTTATTTACTTGTTCGTCTGATAGTTGTGGATAATATTGTCTAAACACATCTTCTAAATTGTCTATGCCATATCCATCAATAATTTGTTTAATTATTTGATCAGCATCTGAAGTTCTAGGATCTTTTGCTTCGGCATGCATAGCCGCCATGTGTTTTTTATACTTGGCACTACCTTTTTTGTGTGGACTTTTGCCTTCTTCAAGTTCTGATGTGTCTAATTGTGCCATAACATCATCTATAACACTACTGCTATCTATAACATCTAATACACCGCCACTAGCAAAGTCGCCCATACGTTGTCCACCGTGTTCCGTATCTGGATCAATACAATCTTCGACATCTAATCTTTCTAATTCAGTATAAACAGCATTTTCCAAAGCATCTATGCTTTCAAATTCGTCTTCACTATCTAAAAACATATCTACTAGTTTTTCAATACAGGCATCACGAATAATACTTCTTTCTTCGCCTTCGTTGACATCTTCCCTTCTGTACTTAGTAACACCTGCACCCATGTAACTGTCAGGTACTAAACCATATTTTTTCATTTCAGGTTCAATGTATTTGTCTTGCACATCTGTACCAGCATAAGCAAACTTTTCTTTAGGTTGGCCTGTATCTTTGGCCCACTTTTTTGCGGCATCATGATATGCATAATAACTATCGTTACTGCCTTCTTGGATTCTTGTTGCTTGTATAATTGATAGTAGTTTCATACTACTATTTATCAGAATTTATTCTTCTGTAGGCGTTTTCCAAACTATCTCGATACCACGTCTTGCTAGTTCGTTACGGCACTTTTGTTTGATTTTAGGCTTTTGCCCGTCATTTAGATATTTGATTAGTTCTTCTTTGGGTGTATTCTTAATGTAGGAATGAGTCGTTACTTTTCCTTTACCCTTTACGAATGTTGTATGTGATGGTGAAAATTTTGTTGGCATAGTTATCTCCCTTGACCGTTATAGTTTTTGTGTGATCGTTTTTTGCTTTTATTCATTGTAGACATACCAATTTTACAACGTCTACCTCTGCCACCACTGCCTATACTGGAACATTTTCTAGTTTGGGTTCTGATTGATTTCCTTGCCGCTTTTGCCATTTCTCTCCTGGTTTAATTACAGGAATTATTTATGATGAATGATTTACTTTTTCTTTTTAAGATTGGCCACTTCTTTTTCTAAGTCTACAATACGTTGACCTAATAAAGGATATTGTGCTAACCATTTTTCTTCGCGACTAGCAATTTCTAAATCATATCGCTTTGCTACCCACTCCATTGTGTTATCCATTTTAACTTGAAACCATACACCCATTTTGGTGTTTTTAAACCACTGATAAAAACTACTACCAATTATGCTTGATAGTATGCTTTTAAGTGTTAGTATGATTAACCAATTCATTTATTTGTATTCTTAAAGTTTGCCCTGGTAATCGGACTATCAATAGGGTTTTTGCTTACTTTTGTATTAAAAGGTGCTCTTTTGTATGCTGGTTCATCATACTTACTGAAATCTTGTTTAGGCTTGTTTAATTCTTTTTCACCTTTTGCTTTATTTTGAGCATTTTGGAATTCCATTTGATACCTAACTAAATTTTGCTCAACTGCACCATAAGTTTTGTTAGGATGATTTTGAACTATATACTTTCTAAATGCTTCATGATCAAAAACAATGTTTCTTTGAGAGTCTGCTTTTGCTTGTCTTTGAGCAACGGAAGTTTGTCTTGGATTATACATTCCTATATCGTCCGCCTCGCCTACCATTTTACCACGCATTTTATTTGGGGATTCATGTCCAGTAGTAGGTTTAACTTTCATAGTATTTTTGTCGCTAGTTTTAGCATACTTCTTACTTGCATATTTTTCTTTTAATTTGTTTAATATTGGATCGTTATTTTCCACTTCGTCTTCTCCTAACTTTGATAAGTTAATACTTAAAGGACCTTTTGGTTTTTTAAAATTTTTATGTTTTTTGCCTGAGACAATTTTCTCAATCTTTTTTGCTTTTCTAACACGTGGCATTTCGCCGCCATTGTTATTGAGTCCTTGTAGTCCGTTTAGTGCCTCATCTATCTTCATACAAGTATTTATCATTCGAGCAGAAATTTTGATCAAAAAAATCCCCCTAAATTTAAGGGGGATTTGATTTCTATATTTGGATTATACTGAACCGTTATCTGTAACTAGTCCGTAATCTGTAGGTTGTATAGAACCTCTTGTTTCAATTTCCACTGATACTCTCGCAGTACCGGCCGATGCCGCACCTTGAGTTACCTCTGCTACTAATTGTACGTCTGATGTGCTAGGCCATATGTAATGGAAGTCTGATCTATATTGTCCTGCTGAAGTGAGATCTATGTCACTTGCTTTAAATAAAAGATCAGGATCTGCACTAGATCCAACTGTTATAGCAGTTGTACTATTTGCATCTGTCCACGCATCGTCAACTTCGATTATGACTGCTGAGGCTCTAACTGCATTATTGACATAGAAAATATTTGTTGTACCGCTATCGTATGAAACGTTTGCAGTAGCAAATACTAAGCCATTTGCACTAGAACTAGCACCAACACCTTTTGTACCAACGTATTGGTGAGCAACTAAAAATACGTTACTACTAATACCTGATGGTACGTTGTTAGGGAAGTGTAAAACACCTGCCGCATAATCAAATACCCACTCTTCATTAGTTGTTAAAGCATTCATTTTACTTGAATCGCCTTTAGCATCTGATTCAGTTGTATAAACTTTAGCAAGATACGTAGATCCTATTGAAGGTGGTATAAAGTCTCTTAGTCTGTTAGCACTACCTGGAACAACATTACCAGATGGGTCTGCTACTGCTAGCCATGTCTTACTTCCTGAAACGGTCGGGTCAGCAACCATTTGAATTGGTTCGGCTATGTAGTCACCACTGGCGGCATTTGAACCGTAATATTTTACCGGTGATTCTGCACTACTTGTAGGTGCTGTTGCTGGTATAGAAGAGGAATCCTTCCAAACGTCTTGTGCTAGTGTTAAAGTCTCACTTGCATAAATCTCGTTTGGACCGTCTTTGCCATCAATGTTAGTTTCGGTTACACCGTAAACTACCTTTTTCCAAAGGAAATCTAATTTATCGCTATCTGTAATTGCCATTTATCATTCCTCCTTAAGATACACTGATTGCTGATATAGAGTCTGAACTACCTAGTTTAACTCTTACCAGTACAACGTTGTTAGTGGCGTTTGTTGTGCTTTGTGTACCTAATGTAATTGCAACTGAACCGGAACTTCCACTTGCTACTCCACCATTACCACATCCTGCACCATTACCGGCGCCACCTGGGTTACCTGAGCCATCATATGCCGTAAATGCGTCATACCATGCTCCGCCAGTTGCGTTTGGTGATATACTATTGTCATCACTAACTCCTGGCAATCCTATAAACAGGCCACTATATGAACCTGTAATGCTAATACTAAAAGTACTCAAGGCTGATTTTGCAAAATAGAAAGTCATGTATTGAGTCGCATCTTTGCCACTATAATCAATTGCATTTCCATCTGGCCAATAGCCTGAGGTGTAATCAGTTTGATCAGAGGATAAAATACCTGCAACTACGCCGGCTTCGTGAGCGTACCCACTTGCGGTTAAATCTTGTGTACTATCCCATGTTAAACTACTACTCGGTAAGTTCCCTGCTCCTAGAGGCGTATCCCCTGTTGCAGAAGAACCTAAATCTACTCTATTTCCTCCAGTTGCTCCTGAAGGTATAGAAATATTTTGTTCGTCGACATCACTGCTTCGAGCAGTTCCTGCCTTAAGTAAAATCGTACCTGAAATGGCTTGTGAGCCTGTTCCATTAACGTTTGTACCTGTTACTGTTAATGATCCTGAAGTATGTCTATTAGAACCATTAATATTTACTGTTAAGGCACTCAGTGCCTCTGCACTCGTAGTCTGTCTGGCTATCGGTGCCGTAACGCCTACATCTGAATAGGAATAAGACTGTGAACTTATAATACTGTCTGAACCTGATACACTTATCGGGTTACCATTGTAATAAGTTTCACCTGCCAAATTTGTCATTGTTAGATTACTAACAGTGACCGAACCACCTGATGCAAAATGTTCAATACCTGAACTATATGCTGAGGAACCTGCACTATCTCCAGATATGGTACCAGAACCAATTGACGGTGATCCTGTAAGATCATCTACAACAAAGTATACAGTATTTGTATCACTGCCTTCGTCGTGTGTCATTTGAATTCTGTTCCAACCAGCGTCTAAAGCCGACGCTACTCTTACTTGAGCATCACTGGCTGTATAAAAACCTGGTGTATCTGCAGGAAAATCTGCATATCCGCTAACTACTAGATCTGTATAAGTTCCATTTTTGTCTGTGCCGTCAAATGTTACACTACCTGAGGTAGAGCCATTGACCACAGCCGCTAACGTTCCTGAGTCTGATCTAAAGTCATCAATCTGATTCGAATTTGGTGTTGTGTCTGTAATACGAGTAACACTTTGACCTGCTGTCGCTGGAAGTGTTCCGCCGCTTGTATTATCTGGAACTGATCCACTTGCAAGATACGGTGATGATCCTGTACTACTGAAACTTAATGTTTCACTATTAGGAAAATCATTCGGTGCGGTAGGAACCAACAATCCTAAAGTTTCATTTAGTGTAT